ACCATGAATTTACCGCCTGAAATGGTAGAAGGAAACAGAATAGCATCCGTTCCGGCTCCAATAGTGGTAACTGTTACTCCGAGATTGCCTTTAGGCACCGTCTGAACTGTACCCAAGGTGTTACTGAAGTCATACACAGCATTGTTGATTCTGGTAAACTGTCCTGGCAGGACACCACCTGGTGGCAACCTGGGTTTAAGCAACTCGATATCATAAGTAACCCAGAGTTCACCAATGGTGGATGCAGCTTGCATTCCGACTGTCGCTATTTGGAATTCTCCAAAGTCATAAAATCGTTGGTCGGTGCCGGCCGGCAAGGTTCCTGAACGCACATAAAGGCAATTCAAGGGAGCCTCATTTCGAGCACACTCGACAGGATGAAACATCGACTGGTCGGGTGGCGCAGATGACGAGAATTCATAATTCTCCATTTCCAGCTTGTTACTAAAATTAGCAATTGCTGAATTGTACTGTGTTGCTAAAATCACTGTACCGAGTGCAGTATTAATATTGTTCAAAGCAGTTGCTGACGTGCTCTTGAACTCAAAGACCATTCCTCTTATTCTGTACTCTTGATACTGTGCTGCAACAGCAGCTAACCACGGGAAAGTTGTAATTAACCCAGGGTTGATAGAGTATGCTTTAATGGCAAAAGCAATACTCCCAGTGACATCACCAATGAAATCCCTATGGGAAATCCTAACTGATCTGCCTCCATTGCGGAAGGATGGCACTTGGTCACTGACGATTGAATTCTCACTGACTTTGTAGTCACCAAAACCGGAAATCCGCGATAATCCAGCACCTATTGCGTGACCAATTGCAGCACCGCCAGGCCCGCCGAAAGCGTTTCCAGCGATGCTTCCTCCTTGTCTTAGGATTTGGCTCATCACTTGCTTGAACATAGATCGCTCCGCATTGACGGCAGATTTGTTCGCTGATTTGTTTTTGTGAGATGGAGCATTCCGAGCTGCTGCCTTCACTCTTTGTCGATTGGTAGGAACGTGTTGTTTATTCATCCATGCCTGTTACGTCAAAGGACATGGATATAGTGCTATTGTGATCTGGTCTATTCTCCTCCACGGAAAGGTCACTGATCAGTGAGCGTTGAATACTCTACCTTCTCGCCCATGGGCATCCCACCTCTTCCCTTAACACTGGGAATAGTGACCGAACCTTAGGACCGTGTGATTAGGCACACAACCACCTGTGGGTTTACAAGCTCGGAACGCATCGAGCTACCAACACTTAGTGCGGGTTGATCAGAACACCGTCGATATCGGCCATTCTGTCAAGTAAAGGGTGCTTAATGTCTACACCAAGACCTTCTGGCAACTGCAGCCTCAAAATGGCTTCATGCAATTGGCTGGGATCAAACCCATACCTATTCGCGAACTCAATTGCCACAATCTCATGGTCTATCTCACCAAGCATATTTGTTATCATCCTGAATTGATAAGCCTCATATTTGGGCTTAATATTACGCCCCTTCCGCAACAACTGGAAGAACGCACCGAAAACTGGATACCAATCCAGGAATCCAAACCCGGCAGCCACCTCAGATATGTGTGTATCCATGGTTTTACCTTCAGCTAACGGGTTTATGGGTATAAATGTCTTAACCAACATTTTACTTGTCGGCAGGGTGACACGATCTCCATTGGTGTTGTATTTCATAAACCAACTTGAGCAAAAACTGACTCTATCATAGTCACTAACCATGTCCATAGACACCATGCTCTTTAGTTGCAACAACCACTCAAATGAATTTTTATGACCCAGATTTCTACACCATTGATTATATTCCCTTGCGGGAAAGAAATCTCGTGTGAAAACGATATGATCGTCTCCACACACCACAATGGTTGAACCTACTATACCATTCGCCTTCGCAAAACTAACCCACATTGCTGCATTGATGAGAGAATCACCAAAGCTTGTGTTAATTTTCCCTGAGGCGACTTTACCCTTGTGACTATAGGCAAATGTTGACGTTGTACCTCTGGTGCATCTCTGTGCTTTCAGCAATTCAAGGTGCCACTCGGGAAAGCAACCTTGCTGCGCATAAAACCAGTTTTCAGCGTCTATCATTTCCTCTTCACAATGCCCATCGAAACGGGAGTGATCCCCTTGCGCAACGTAAAACCCTTCTTTTTCAAAATGGGTCACTATTTTGCCAAGTTCTCTTGGATCCATCCCAGTTACGATTATTACCGGTTGGGAGATCATTGTGTGAAAATCGGGATAAAGGAACTTCAAAACTAATTTGCTCCACCACTGATACAATGGCCCACTCTCAGCCAAATATTCATCAGTCATTGAAGTGACACATCTCATCTGTACCTCATCCCTCTCCTTCCCACACATGGCTTCCACTTTGCCAAATGCTCTTCCAACCACACTGTCATTTTCCACTTGCCTCCAGCATTCTCGTTTCCTATTCCATCCTTTTCGCATTCTCTCCCTGTCTTTTTCACTTCGACTTGACAAAAACCATTCAAAAATTTCTTCTTCTGAATTCATGTCAAAACTAGGCAGTTTGAGTTCTGTATGTAGGTCAACGAAAGCCGTATGACAAGCTTCACCAAATTTTAACTTCACAGCTTTGCACATGTCATCATTATGGGTAAGTTTACCCAACCTCCATCTAGGGTCTTCATAATATAACGGTGGCGTGCATTGTCTGGTTTGTAAAAAAGTTAATTGATTGTGTGAACAGTGTTTTCTTGGGACTGTCACCCAACTGCTACCTATGCTCACACCAACACGGTAGAAAGTGGGTGCACAAACAAACTGGCCTATTTGTCTGATTGTACCAAACGGCACGGATACATCGACCACCCCACTACAGTAGTCTAAAATTGGTTTTGCTGGTACAATGTCTATGTCACTTTTCATCAGCTGCGCTGTTGTTACATTGATGCCAAAACCTCCATGATATCCGGCGACACAGGATTTTGCTGCCGCTTTTGGACTCTTCCGAAATATGTCTGCGAAAATCTGTCCGCTCCTACAAATAAAGTTCCACACTGAACACTTACTTTCATATTCCAAATAATCAATGCTAAAACGCAATACGTTAAATGGATTGTCAAAGTATTTCATCATGTGAGCAAGCATCCCGTTCAAATTGTATGACCATGAACAACTCATACTATCAAACATTCCACTCTGTTTTGCTACATACTTAATTTGTAAAACCGCAGATTTCCTAATTGCTTCAGGGTCTCTACCTTGTCCACCGATAAGAATATTCCCAAATAATTGATGGGCAATCGCTTCTTCTTCATTATTTAGCGGATACTGTACTCTACAGCACTGGCACAAAAAACTATCAAACACTTTATCATGCATCTTCACTTTGTACTCCATAACTGCGGGCATTGAGTCATCAATAATAATTTTTACTGACTCAGCATCTTTCTTATCTTCCCGGTCTTGTTTTATTTGATCCTCAATAGAATCATTTTCCCCTTTGATCTCATCCAGCATATCTTGGATTCCTTTGTTAACTATCCCATTAGAATCTCGCCTGTTAATTTGGTTCTCCTCTTGATGCCTTCCTGAGTTATTATATGCAAGCACGTACTTCTTGCAAGTGCTTCTATG